TCAGTCGGTTGGTCGCTTACCGGTCGCTAGCAGGGCGCGCTCCGCGTCGGCGAACAATTCCTGGTCGCGGGCTTCGTTGCCGGGGATCAGGTGCCGGTAGACCTCGAGCGTTACGTTGAGCGAGGAGTGCCCTAGCCAGAGTTGTACGTTCTCCGGCTGGTGACCTTGCGCGAACATCCAAGAGGCGAAGAAGTGGCGCAGCGCGTGCAGGCCATATTTCGGCTTACCATCGGCGACCATGCCGAGCGCGGCCTGGAGCGGCTGAAATCCGCGGCTCACGATGTTGGCGTGGCTCTCGACGTTGCCGGACTTGTTCGGAAAGACGATACCGAGACTGCCCCTCGGGCAGGCAAGCTTCCACTCGCGCAGCGTGTTGAATACCATCGGCGACATCGGGATCGCTCGCCGGCCACGCTTCGACTTTGGTGCGCCCATCACGTTCCACACGTCGGCGCGCTGACGGACGTGGATCTTTCTGGCGGCAAAGTCGACCGCCTCCCAGGTCAATCCGCGCAGTTCCGATGATCGCATGCCGGTAAAGATCGCGGTGATGAGCAGCGGGCGCCAACGGCCGGAGGCGCCATTGATGATCTGGTTAACCTCCTCGGTGGACGGAAAGTCGCGGCCCCCCTGTAGGTCGTGGGTGTCGCGATCCCGCTTAACGATGGTCGCGGAAATGGCGACGTTTTGCGATACCAGACCGCGCCGGAATGCCTCCTTCAGGATACTCTTGAGGCTGACCAAGATCTTTCTGGCGTAGGGTTTCGAATGATCCTTGACGAGCCGATCGCGAAACTCCTCGATCATCGGCGCCGACAGTTTGGCAAGCTTTAACCGGCCAATGCGCGGGACGATGTGCTTGTCGACGTGAATGCGATAGTGCTGCACCGTCGAGCGCTCGAGACCTTCGGTCTCACAGCGGCGAAGCCAGGTCACGGCGGCCTCGGCGACGGTGACGCTGTCGCGTTCCGGCGTGTGAATGCCGTCGCGGACCTCGGCCTGCGTCTGCACGCGCCAGTCGATTGCCGCCTTCTTGGTGTCAAAGGTTTTGAGGTGTCGCTTGCCGTGCTGGTCGTAATAATCGACGACCCAGGTCTCGGCGCCGTTGTCGCGAATGCGCTTTCTAATGCTCGCCATCTTCCCACTTCCTTTGCAGCTCATTGAGCCTCTGCTGCAGCTCCTTGATCCCTTCGAACACGTTCTCGCTGGCGTGCCTGGTTAAGGCGAAGCGCAACGTCCACAGCGCCTCCTTGGCCTGTTCCCAGGCTCGCTCCGGAGAGGGGCTTGCCAGTCTCTCGCGATATCGCCGCTGACGCTCAGCGCCGGTCATCGGGTGATCGAAGAGAGGCGGACGCCCCTTTATGGTGCTCGATCTGCTCATTTCGTCACGTAACATATATTGGCTTTAGTCACGTGACGCAAGGTAATTTTTCGAGCGCTTAATCAGCGGGCTCGCAGCCGTACGCCGGGGCCGCCGCTGTCGTCGGCATCGAGGAAGGTGACGCCGCCCATTTTGAAGCGGAGGTCGGCTTGGGGTGGGAAATCGGACATTCGCTTAGCGCAGCTAAATTGCCAGCTGTCCGCAACGATATGTGAAGATTAAGATCTCAGCCCGTTTAAGGCGAAGGCGACACGGGCGTAGTCGTGGCCGACCTCACGAGCGTGTGATCATCGCCCATTAACCTTCAATTCAGCTGCACGATCACAACCGATTAGCGTTAGGATTTGAAGGCCCAACGAGCCATCGAAGGGTGTTTTCACACCGTCAAAAGGGAGGAAGTCATGCTTCGGCTAAAGCCTTTCGAGGCGACATTGGCAGCCGCCGTTGTTGCTTCTGCTGCGAGCTATGCCTGCGCGCAAGAGTTCACCGCGCACTTAAAGGGGTTCAACGAAATCGGATCGATCCCGACTACCGTGACCGTAACGACACTCGGTTCGCCCTCGCCCACCGGCTACACCGGGGCGGTATTGTCCGACGGCAAGGGTACGGCAAAGCTCGATCTGGATAAAAAAGCCGGCACGATAACCTACACGCTGACCTACTCGAACGTCGGCAGCACGCCACCGCAAACGGGTACGGTGTCGCAGGCTCACATTCATTTTGGTAAGTCCCGAGATTCTGGCGGCATCCTTGTGTTCTTCTGTACCAATATACCGTTGCCCCCAACCTTCACCGGGCCACCCCCTCAGAGCTGCCCTCAGAATAGCGGAACCGTGTCCGGGACGTGGACCAAGGACGATGTCCAAGCGATCCTTGGGCAGAACGTTCAGGCCGGCGACTTCGACGCACTGGAAGACGCTCTCGAATCCAATACCGCCTATGCGAATGTCCACACGATACCCGTGCAGGGGGCTCCCTCCACGATCACAGCCTATCCGGGGGGCGAGATCCGTGGGCAGGTTCGCTCGGCTGACGAGGAACACGAACACGATCACGGCCATTGACCAACAGGGCCCCTCTGGAGCAGAGCCCACACTAGTCGATAGTCCGCAAAGGGTCGACTCCGGTCCTAGCCGGTGGCTATCGAATGTCAGATTTTGGCCACTAGTAATCGCCCGACGCTGTTCGATGCTGCACTTCGCCTTAGCGCGCGTACAGCGCGATGATGGGTGACGGTCGGCGCTCACGCGTATTGTGTTGTTTGACCAGCAAATCGGTAGCCGCCCACACCATCGCGTCGAGCCGGTCGGGTGACGGCATGCCCGCGTCGGGCGACCACTGGCAGAGCTGGTCCTCGAGATCGGGGAAACTTCCAAGGAGATGCCAGCGCCCTTGCTCGGTCAGCGCCAAGACCGGCTCGGCGCGGATCGCCTTGCCGCGGCGGGCGTGCACACCGCGGTAGGACACGCTGCGGTCGACGGTGCGGAGCAGGCTTTGCACCATGTCGCCACCGCTGTTGATTTCGGCGATGACTCGGTCAGCAAAGTGTCGACGATAGGCGTCGATGACGATCCGGCACCAGCGATCGGGGCTGTATCGGCCGCTGAGGTCCTCCAAGACATAACCCTCGTCGTGATCGTCGATGCCGGCCACGACGATGCCGGTTTCATCCGACGACGAGCGGCTGGTGGTCGCTGGGTCGACCGCGATGACGACCCGGCGGAACCACCGCGGCGCCTTGTTTGGGGCGATGCGGTAGCGGTCGAGCAGGGCGCGGTTCCACAACGCCAGCTCGTTGTCGTCGAGTATTTCCGCGTTTAATTCTTGCCGGCCAAGCGTAGTTCCGCCGTATTGCTTGATGAGAAAGTCTAGAGCGCCGCTGTCCAAGTACTTAGCATTCGACAGGGTCGTGCTGCGGGTGACCGCCACCGCCGGGTCGGCGAGCAGCGCTTTCAACAGGGGCAGCGGCCGAGGGGTCGTCGCGATGGCGATCTGCGGCCGGTCGCCCCGACAACCGGGCACGCGCACCGCCATGTTCAACATCGCCCAGGTCTGGGTGAGGTTCTGGAACGCAGCCAGCTCGTCGACAAAGGCAACGCTGAGGTTATAGCCGCGAATCAAATCGGGCTCGGCATCCGACAACAGGTGACACACGGCGCCGTTAGGCCAGCGCAACAATCGGTTGCTCGGCTCAAAGACCGGCATCGCCCAATTGGGGCAGATGTTCAAGAGTCCAGAAGGGCCTTCAACGACGATCTTGCGGGCGGCCTCCATGCTCTGTGACAGGATCGCCGCGTGCGCGTGCCGGCCGCTTTCGAGGTGACCGCGCAGCCACTCGTTGCCGGATCGCGTCTTGCCGGCACCTCGGCCGCCCAATTGCAACCACACGCGCCAGTTGCCGGGAGGAGGCAGCTGGTCGGGGCGCGCCCAGCTCTGCCAATCGAACAGCAGCACCTCGGCATCCCGCGCGGACAACCCGGCGAGAATGGCCTGAACCTGGGCGGGATCTATCATTGCGCGCTAGTGGTCAAAATCTGGCACTTGATACACACTGGCTAGGACTGGAGTCGACCCTAACGTCGCTCGTTGCCAGGCGACCGCGGCAAGGACGATCGTTGGGTGTGACGCTGGTACGGATGGTCTCAGACGAGGGCGCCCGGAGTATATTAGGAGCTTCTTCTTAGCAGCCCGTATTGTTTTTGCCCATACTCCGTCAGCTGGGGGCTTTCAACGAAGCCCTCGAACAAATGCCATCCAATGAACTGCAAAAGGATCTGGTCAATACCAGAAGTTCTTATTTGCGCATCGACCGTGTAATCACGGTCCTCTCCATATTTGTTTCTAATTTCACTGTACAGTAGGTCACCAATAATTGGGGATATTTTATATCTCCAGTCACGCTCTGTAAGGATTTTTTCTACGAAAAGAATAAACAAGTCTTTCCAACTTACCGATATAACCCATTGTTCTCGGCTATCAATCCTTGATCCGTCTTCATAATAATAAAACGTTTCCAATTTTACGGTCTCAGACGCCGGGAAGGGTATTATCGCGAGTTCGCGCGTCCTCACGATTTCTTCTCGAAGCCGTGCATTTTCCTCCAACAAATCTGCATATTTCTTAAGATCAGGAACTTGGTCTGCTCGGATAAACCCTGTGGCTGGCCGCCGATCCCGCAAGTTTACAAAGCTAACGGTCACTTGTGTGGCAAGGTCATGTGGAGAGATAAAAAGGCTTACCGGATATCTGCGCACCTTCTCAATGAAAGCTTCTAATTTACTCCGCTTAATAGGGTCGTCCTCGGTCTTATCGCGGCGGAGGCTTTTCCTATCGCCGTGGACGAACGACAGCACAGGTTTTTTCAGTTCTCTCGCGTAATCGTATTCTCTTTGAGTATAACTTACACCGTCTTCAGCAGTAGAACCGTATTTGTCTGCAATGACGACGACGTAGTAATCACAGCCGTCGATCTGACGCTTGATAAAATCCCAAGTCTCTTCATCCGCCGAACCGAACAGCTCCATGCTAATCGGCATACAGTGTAACTTAAGCAACGCCGTCTGTACCTCGGCTCGTTCTTCTCGGAGGTCTTCATACGTCGAGCTAACGAAGACACTGTAGATAACCTCGCCTGACATAGTCTCTTCCCGCCTTCAGGTCTGTTCCGGCCTATTCGGATACGGAGAGCTTACCATTTCCGGAAGCAGATTACGATTGCGCGAAACGGCTTCGGGAAGTCCTAGCCGTTCGCCATGAGGTTGGGGAAGGTCGGCAATCCCCCGTGAATAAAACGCACCGGTCGCCGTCGTAAACTCACCGACTTGCGAATGGCGGGCATTACGTGCTGTTGCCACCATAACGGCGCTGCAGGGCGTCTCCGTAGTGCTTGGCGCTGCGCTCGCCGTTGCGCAGCACGCTGGTGCCGGGTGCTTCCTGCACCGAGCCATCGCCGAGGCCTCTGCCGTTGACGGCACCCAGCCGCTTTTGCGTGGTCACGACGGGGGTTTCGGTGCTGCGGCCGCGGGGCAGGGTTTTGTCGAGGCCCCGGGTGATCGATCCTGAAATGGGGGAATTCACGGTTGGTTCTCCTCTAGCCAGCCCAGATCTTCCTCCGAAAGCGGGATCGGCGGCTGCGCTTTGACCATCTCAACCCCGTCACCGTGCCGGGTGGTCGCCCCATGCGATGGGGTACCGGTGTCAAACACGGTGAGGTCACAGCTGACCGTGCAGATGACCGCCAGAAAGCCGCCGCCGGGCGCCGGGATGATGAGGTTTAGGGGTGAGGTGAGCATGGCGCCTCGACAATTGGAGGTGGTGCCAGGGTCAGCACCCAATCCCGCTCCGTCGTAATGATGCCGTGCAACGGTGAGCCGGTGTCATAAACCAGCGGCTCGCCGATGGCAGCACACATCAGGACCAGATAACAACCACCATCGGGCGCGGGCACGATAACGATCATCGCAACCCCCAGGTTTAGCGTCGCAGGCAGGAGCACTTTACACCGTCCGGCGCCGATGCGGGGCGTTGTCGGCGTTCTGCCGCTGGCGCAGATAGCGCAGCCAATCCTTTTCGGCCGCTTCAAGCTGGCGCCGGGTCCCAAGATCTTGTGCATTCCCGTGCGCCAGCGCGCGGTCGGCAGCCTGGGCGGTCCTAGTCTCGAGATTGGTGGTGTTCTCCTCACGGATGATGTCGCGGCCGATGCTGCGGTTGCGCGCCGCTGCATACTTGCGCTCGGGCGGCATGGGCTTGACCGTGTTACCCGTGTGATAAGGCAGCGGCCTCGGCAGGCGCCGGTTCTTCGGGTTGCTGGCCTCGGCGAAGGCGCGGCGGCTGATTAGCATGCGATCCGATGGTGTCATGCCAGCTGCTCCATTCTTTGTAAGAAGTCGACCAAATCGGCCTTGTGGGCAGCGATGGCGTCGCGATCCGCCTGGGTCAGATTGGAAAGATTGCCAGCGCCGCGGATGGCATCGCCGCTGCCGTTGGCGACCAATTGCACGCCCTTGGCCGACAATTGGGCGACGAACCGGCCGGGATCGAAGCTGCGGCCCTGCAAGCAATTGACCTCTGCCGCATGCTGCTGAGTGGCGACCCTCGCGGCTTCGGCTTCGAGCCAGCCGCGGTGCGAGAGATCGTCGGCGTTGGCCTCGGAGATAAAGTATGCCTCGCACTCGGTCACGATCTGTAGCTGACGCCAGGACGGTTGCCCGTTCAGATCCCGGCGAAATTGTTCCCAGCGATGGTCCAAAGCCCGCAGCGGCGCCCCCTCCATGCGGCGCACCCGGTTGAAGGCGTTTCGGGCTCTCTCACTCACCTGGGCGTATAGACCGGGATGAGCGAGGACCATCTCGCGACACTGCTCGGCGTTGGGAATAGTCGGCACCTGAATCGGTTGCCGGGCTTCGGCGCGGCGCTTACTCTCTTCGTGACGCCTCGTGTCCTCAACCTGTGCCCAGCGCGCCTCGTTTAAAAGCCTGCGTCGGCTCGGTACGTCCGACAATCTCCAGATAATTCGGTCGTGAGCGCTGAGCCACTCCGGGGCTACCGATTGGATGACGAGGTCAGCGTCGGTCTGAAACTCGGGCATGGCCGAGAACATAGCACAAACATTAGTGGGGTGTGCGCATCTCGGCGGCGATGCGCTCAGCGGTGCCCACGGCGACATAGTCGGGAGCGAGGCGCAGGTGATCGGCGAGCCGATCCAAGCCGGCCGCGAAATATAATTTCGCGATATCGCGATATCGCCGGGCTGAGCCGTTGCCGTTGATAGCGCGCATTTCACCGATGGCCTCGGCCGTTTTTTCATCGGCCACGATGGCGAGCACGACCTCGGCCAGGGTGGGACCCATTGCGGCGACACAACCGCGAAAGTCCTCGATCGCGGCCAGCCGGGCCTCGGTTAGGACAAATTCATCGGTCCGGTGCCGGACGATGATGCGGTCGAGGTCGAAGGTCGAGCTGCGGCTGATCCCGAGGATGCCGAGTTCATAATGTTGCCGGAGGCGCTGCCCGGCGGCGTACTGCCGGGGGCTGATCTCGTCGCGGGCGGCGTAGCGGTCGAGGGGTGATTGCGCCACGCGCAGGAACGTGCCGGCGCGGTCGCCGGGGACGGTGATGAGGCCGCCGTGATTGAGGCGCTCGCGGGTGGGGCCGTCGAGCGGGAGGGATGGAGAGCGCTTGCGGCGGGCTTTGCGGGCCATGTCGGGGGTGGAATTGAGGCATGGCTGCGGTGAGGGTGGCAACCGGAAATCGAGCCGGCCCATGTGTCACGACCTATGACGATGTTTCAACGCCGCGGGCGCGCGGAAAACGAGGCCGCGGGGTGGATAGCTACCCGCCCCGGGTGGCGAGGGATAGCCTTCACACCCGTGGTAGGGGTCTAGGGAGCTATAAATCAAAAGGCGATGCTACACTTGCCCTACCACTCAACCAAATGTAGGGTGCGCCCAACGCGGAGATTTCTTCCGAACCCTCTCCGTGACGTGTGCCGACCGGGGCGCATTTTTTGATTCTAACGGCTCACATGGACGAGAGCGGTACGCATGCCGGATCGTCCGCTATCATCCTGGCCGGCGCTATGGCGAATGCCGGACAATGGCGCGCCTTCCAGCAACAGCTTGATGGGATGAAGCGGCGGTATCGGTTCCGCGTCTTCCATGCAAAGGATTTCAAGGCAGGTTCTGGTGAATTTCGGGGGTGGTCAGCAGAGAAGTGCTGGGCATTTATCATGGAATTCGGGAGGGCGAGCGCCAACCTTATGGAAGTCGTTACGGTCACGCTGCCAAATGAAGCGTACGGGCAACACTATCGTCGGACACCCGAAGATCCTAGGAGGCTTCGCCTCGATACCCCTTATGCGCTCTGCTTCCGTCTCAGCCTGACTCACTTACTAATCGAAGCTTATCGGCGGCTCGGACATCATAGAAAGTTCAATCAAACGGTGCTCCACGTGATCGCCGAGAGCGGTCATCGCAACGCTGGAGACGCGAAGCGCGTATTTGATGAGATGAAACTTGAGCTAAAGGATTTGGGTGGGAGCATTCTCGGTAACCTCGCCTTCGCCGACAAGGACGAATGCGACGCCTTAATGCTGGCAGACTACGCAGCATTCGGAACGTTAAAATTAGAAACCGCAGGTGAAAACAACGAGTGTGCTCCATCTGCGCCACTAGATCGGAGAGTGACGGGGTGGACCCAGCTAACCTGCACCGCCGAAGGTTTGGCGGCATTTAAAGCGAAACTTATCGACGGCGTTAAACGGGACGGTCGATGGGCGGGCTAATCCTTCTTCGGCCCCGTTTGGTCTTGGGAGATGAGATGATCCGGTTTGAACAAAAGTGAATATTATTATGATGAGAATAGGGAGGGGTTAGAGCACCCGGCCCCCACCGCAGGCAAATCGAAGAACAACCAAACGTTTATGGTGGGGTGGGGGTGAAATGAGAGGTTGTGCTCGATCTAAGGGCGATTATACCTCATTCGGCGCGCTATCCGGCGCCGAAAGCGGCGTTGAGCATGGGAAATACCCTCCCGCGGTCGGGATTTTAACGACGCTAGATCAAGGACTTACGACCATTGGTCGCTAATTGGTCACCATCACGGGGCTCGCTTGGGGAGTTCCACGACCTTAGTTTCACCTTCACGCGCGGGCGTAACGTCGATGACCGGATTAGAAGTCGCCCTGGTCATTAGATCGCGCAACTTCTCGATGACCGCCGAGCTTGGTGCCTCGGTTGCGGTGTGATGCATGTTGATGGTCGACATTCTCGAGTGGCAATAGGGCGCCGCGCCGATCGCGGCCTTGATGCGATCCTCCACGGCGAGCCCCTCGTCGTTTGCAAATCGAAGTAGTAGCATTACCGGATCATGGTGCGGGTATCGCGTGAGGTAGGTCTGAATTCGGTCGCTCGGTTTTGGAGCCGGTAGCGTTTTCGAACCTATAGGTCGACCTAACTTTTTACCAGGACCAGGTATTTGGCGACCACCACGCGGCATCTACAACCTATACGTGTACGTCGATTAAGGTCTCCGTTTTCCGTACCTGGAATCGGCCCCTCTCCGCAACCCCAATCGATAGTCAGCCTCTCTTTGGACCGTGATGGTCCGCGGTCCATGTCTTCTTGTACTTTTAACTTTTATTTCCCTCTATTTTGTCACTGTATCCGAATTCATCCTTAAAGAAGGAAATGTCCGCGGACCAACAAGGACCAATCCTAATTGAGGTTCACTCCATTGAAGCTGTAGCCGGTCGGTATCGGCTTGATCCTGATGCCCTCATAGATGCGGTACCGCTCCTCGCCGTCACGGGGTCGACGCATCGTCAACCACGGCAATGCCGCTCTAAGATCGCGCCCAAATGACTGTTTCGTCCCGGTTTGCCGCTTCGACTTCTCGCACCAATCGCACCAGCTAGTGAACAGATCTTCCGGTGTCGCCTGAAAGCCGGCCCCGATCTCGCACCGCTCGCGCAAGAACACCATCGTCGGTGAAGTCAGATCTTCCAGTTCGGAAACGGCCTCAGCTGCGCTCTCGGGCTGTAAGAAGTAACCGCGGGCGGCGAGCCGGCGCCAGCCGGCGATCGACCAGTTGAGGATGCCGGGGAGCTCGGTGAGTAGGCGGTCAGCGAGGCCGTGGTCTTCGTGGCCGTAGAAGGTGCGGGTGAGGATCAGCACGATAAAGCGGGAAGCGAGCGCGCCCGACACGTCGGCGATGCGGGGGAGCTCGTTCGACAGGATGAGGATGCGGACCTGTAATTGCCCGGTCCAGGTGGGCAGGAACTTGCGGTCGATGCCGATCACGTCCTCGCCGCTGATGTTGAGCAAGCGCTCGGCGATGGCCGCCTGGTCGGCACGACCACCGAGCCGGGCGTCGGAGATGATCGCTAGGCGCTTGCCGATGAGCGGCTGCAAGCCAAAGGTCGAGCCGAGCGCGGCCAAGGTCGGGGCCGCGGTGTTGCCGGTGCCGATCAGGTGGCGCAATACGCGGGCGATGGTGCCCTTGCCGGAGCGTTTTGGTCCAACCAGCAGAAATGCCTTCTGGTGTCGCGTGTCGCCGGTTAGCGCGAGACCAAAGATCTCCTGCAAGGTTTCGATCGAGGCTTCATCTTCGGGCCAGAGCTGGCGGAGAAAGTTGAGCCATCGCAGCGGCTGCGGCACGTGAGGCTGATATGCAAAGTCGAGTGCGTTGTCGGTAAAGAAGGTCGGCGTGTGAGGTAATAGCTCGAGCGTCGGCAAGTGTAAGAGACCGTTGGCGCAGGCGGTGATCTCCTCGGCCGGCGGGCCGTTATGAGCCTGCGATAACCAGGCCGGCGCGGCAGTGCGATCGTCGAGATAGGCGACGGCGCGCAACCCGTCGAGCACGTTGCCGACCATCCGGGGGTTAGATTTGACGCGTCTGAGCTCGCCCTTTGTGTCATAACACAGACATTGACTGAGAAAGTCGTAGAGCCCCTTGCGCAGCGCGCTATCCGGCGTGCTGAGATAGGCGGCGCCGTTCCACACGTGAAACTCGGCGCGGTGATGGCGCAGCGTGTTGAGCCCGATGGCCGTGTAGTGCAGCTCGGCAAACCGCTTGGCGACTAGGTGGGGCGCTGCAGGATCGATGATTTCGGGTCCCGCTATCTCCTGCAGCGGCGGCAACGGCTGCGCCGCTTCCATCGCGGCCTCGAAGGTCGCGCGAAATCGATCTGGCGCCGCCAAATATAGCGCGCTCACGTCCTTGGTCTCTCGCGGCATCCGAATCGTCCGGACGCGCGGCGCGATGCGCGATCGGGATAGCCACCGCATTATCTCATTACCGCCGGTATCCGGCTCGATCACGACATATATGATCGGCACACCTTCCAGGAGCGGCGCATCCCGCTCTTCGTTCCAGGTATTTGCACCCGGCAATCCGAGCGCCGGGAAGTCGTGCAGCCAGAGCGTCTGCGCGTCGCTCTCGCCTTCAACGAGGATAGCGTAGCCGGCCTTTGGCAAATCCGCAGCCCATTGGCCGCCGTAGAGGCAGACCTTGTCGTTCTTGCGCCAGAAGTGCCGTTTCTTCTTGTCGCCGTTCAGGTTGACGCGGAATCGGATTGAAGGCGGCCCGTTTGGTCGGGCGTAGGCGGTCTTGACAGCGGGCGCCTTGGCCTGCCCATAACGGCTGGCCACCACTCCAATGTCGCGCAACCAATCGAGGGGCAGCCGCTTCGCGTCGGCATATTCCTCGAGCGTCAAGCCGGCCGCGCTATCGTCGGTACCGATCAGATCTTCGCGGCCGAGCATCTCGGCGGCCGTGGCGCGGGCTTCCTGAAAATCGACACCGCACATCTTCATGATGACGTCGAAGATCGAGGCCGAGCTGTCACAGCTGCAGCGTGCCTTGGCCGCCGCTATGTCCCAGCGCCAGCTCGGATGGCGATCGTCGTGTCCAGGATATGGGCAGGTGATATGTGTCTTTGATTGCCAGCCGATGCCGAGCGCGTCGAGGATCTCGGTCTCGCGCCCCTTCACGGCGTCTTTGATGGCGCGCCACGGGACGCGCCGACTATTGGATTGTGGGGAGGTGTCATTGAGGTCGATCATGACAGCTCGTCCATGCGGTCATGGAGTTTTTGCAGGCGATTGAGGGTGGTTTCGACCGGCAATCCGCGCCGAGCCCAACCCAATCGGTGCCATCGCCCGATGACTGCGTTTGTGGTCACGCCGAGTTCGCGGGCAATGTCGCGAGCAAAGACGCCGGCATCAAAGAGCCGGCGTAACTCCGCCTGTCGCATTGGCGTCCAAGTCATCTCAATCCAGGATGACGAGACCGGATTCGGCGCGGGTGATGCTTGTATAGAGCCACTGGGCGCGCTGCTCTCGGCTGCGGCCCCATCCGTCGTCGATCACAACGATGTTTTCCCACTGCGAGCCCTGCGCCTTGTGCCCGGTTATCGCCCAGCCAAAGGTCGCCTCGATCAAGCGCTTCTTGATCTTCCAATCGCGGTCATCGCGATTGGGATCGAGCCTTTCGTGGTCGAGGAAGTGGCCGGTATAGAGCGCGAGCATGTCGCCGATAAGCTCGCCCTCCTCGCTCGTAACGGCAGCGCAGAAACAGGAGTCGTCGTATTGCCCGATCTGATCGAGCTTGAGAAACATCCCGTTCAACAAGCCGAGACTGTGATCGTTCTTTAAACAAATGACCTTCTCGTCCGGCCCGGTCGGTAGTGCCGATCCGTTAAAACCGGCGGCCTTACGCATGGCATTGTTTAATGAGAAGCGGGTCTTATTGAGCCCGCAGATGACCTGGCCGCCGTTAAGCATCTCGGCCGGCGTGACGGCGCCGTGCGGCATCTTCCACGCGAATTGATCATGTTGTCCGCGGGGAATCGGTTGACCCTGCCGCGCCATCGTCGCTAACCGGATGACCGCACTCTCGGCCGCCTGCCGGTGAATTTCCTCGAGCATCACGTCTGGCGCTCGCAGGGTGAAGGCGCCGGCACCCTTGATCGGCGGTAATTGTCCGGGATCCCCGAGCACGAGAACCGGCTTGCCAAACGACAGCAGATCCGACGCCATGTCTGGCCCGACCATCGACACTTCATCTAAGACGACGAGCCCGCAGTCTCTGACCTTGCTTTCCTCGTTCAAACCAAATCGCGGTTGCCGCATCTCCTTCAGCGACATTTGCAGGGCGGCGATTTCGGTGTCGGCAGTGACCCGATCAGCGCCATACAGGGCGAGGGCGGCGGTCTCGAGCTCCTCGAGCTGTAATTTGGCGTCCGCTATTTCAGCTTCACTTGCCTCGTGAACCCGGTAAATGAGCCGGTGGATGGTCGAACACGGCATGCCGCTCTTGCGTTGCAGCACGTAGGCGGCCTTGCCGGTAAAGCAGGCCTGCAGGACCTCGTCCTCGTCGAGCCCGAGTTCGTCGATCGCAAATTTTACGATCGTCGACTTGCCGGTTCCGGCATAGCCAAACAGGCGAAACACTTGCTGGTCGGCAGTGCCGTTTCGGAACCACTCCCGAAGGGCGCGCAGTGCGACGGTTTGTTTGTCGCTGAGTGAAATGTCGCTCACGGCTCGGGCTCCTCATCGGAGACCGGCTCGGCGTCATTGGTAGTGTCTGGCTGTTTCGCCGGAAAGAAACTAGTGACTAGCTCGTACAGCTCGTCGATCGTCATTGAGAATGCTCCCAGCAGAGGTGTTGAAATTGGCAGAAGGCGCAGATCCGGGTCGGTGCGAGCGACAGACGCGGCGGCAACCAGCCGCCGACGATGTCAACTGCGAGGTCGACCAGCCGCTGCGCCTCGGCGGGATCAAACCGAATGAGTTCGTGGTGGATCTCTTGGCTGTTCTTGTTCAGCGCCGAGAACAGACAAGCGCCGAGGTCCAGGTAGGCCATGTAGAGGTTTGCTTGCCCGTAATAAGTCGGAGCGGCAGCCTGCAGGCCGCGCTTGACGATATCGTTCCAGCCTCGATCGTTGAGGCCTTTCGCCTCCCACAGCAGCGGGTATTCGAAACCGACGTTGGGACCGCCGCGCAGGATGCCGTCCGCGTGGCCAGCAATGGGACCGTCGCTGAAGGCATATTGCTCGCCGGTTTCAGGATCGAGCGTGATCAGGTTGAACCCGGCCGAGTCGATCCACTCGGCTAATAGGCGCTCGAGGCGATGGCCGGTCTCGAAGATGCGGAGCGACCTACCATCGAGGGGCTCGCCGGTCTCGCCGCGCCACCTGTATGCGACGCGGCGCTGACAAACATCGCCGAGTACCGAGGCGCCAATGTATCTGCGCGGCGGTTCGGCTTCGCGAGCGTGCAACAGCGCGGCATCGATCCGCGCGTTGATCCGCTCGCTCAACGACGGCGCGTCGTTGCCGGGCCGTCCCGGCACGTACCCGGATTTGTGATTGAGATCGACGGTCATATCGGGATTTCATCGCGCGCCGATTGACGCTGCATGGAAGCCCGCAATGCGTTCCAGATGGTCTCGATCAATGTGTCGATCTGCTCGGCGGTGCATTGGTTGAAAGCGTCGGAGATGCCAAGCTCGACCAGGGCCTCGTAAAGCGGCCTGCGGGCCTCTCTGATCGCTGTCATTTCCATGAGGCTCAGCACACCTAACTCCTCGATTTGCGTTGTCACGAACCAGCTAATTGCGCCGCTGATGGCATTGGACAGGACTGCAACGCATTCCACTGAGCAGCACGGCCAGACGAGAGAGGCCCAGCAATGGGCCTCTCTCGATTGACGGCCGCAGACGGCGCAGGCAGCCCGCATGAGCGAGTGCGGCGACGGGGCCGGCAGGGCGTCGGGCATTGCGAACGCTCGCGGCTCGTGCCGTTCCGCCCGCAGTGCCTCGATCGCCTTGTCGGGCGGCTTACGACTTACTTTTTGTCGCCTTTGAGCCATGCCGGCCCGCCCTGCGCTGGCGCCGATGTAGCCTCGCCCTGTTGCCAGGGCGGCGTCGACGCTTCCGGCTCCTTGATCTGTGACGGTGCGGGAGTGACTTCCTTGCCGGCCTTCAATTCCGCATATTGCGGTTCACCCGGCACGACGACATGCGCAATGCGGTTCTTGTCGGGATAGTTGCCGCCTCCGGGCATAGCGCCGCCCTTCTCGATCCCGAGCTTGGCGAAAAATTCGATGCCCTCGAGGCTGCGGAATGACGGTAGGTTGCGCTTCGCCTTGGTGGCTGCCGACACGTCTTTGGGATCGAGCCCGAGCGCGCTGTCGATCATCGCGCGCAGCGTGTCCTTGGAAATGTTCCAGGCCTTAGAGACGCCGGCCTCGGTGACCTTGCCGCCGGCTACCGTGAAATTTTGCCAGAGCTTGCGACCATTGTACGGGCCGCCGGTCACCGAGAGTTCGGTGTCGATATAGACGACGTCGCTGTTCAATGACTGCTTGAACAGTCCGAGGTCATCCGGACTGCAGCCGGCGACGTTCTCGCCGCCGGGGCGCCAGTGCAGTTTTAAAGCGACGAACGTGCCATCGGGGATGCAACCCTCCGGCCGCTGTTCATTGGCGCTGCTGAAGTCAGTGAGTGACATTTTGCTTTACTCCGTTTTCGAGTTGATTTTTTGGATGAGAGCGTCGAGATCCGGCTGCTCGATCATCTCGAGCTTGCCAGAGCGGTCTTTAGCGGGGAGCCGCCAGGGATTGGGGCGACAGCAAAACGCGCGATGCGCACCGCTGCCCGGAGCGTGTTGCCAGTCGGTTTCCTTCGACCAATCAAAGAGGTCGAAAGTGATGACTTCGTCGGTAATGAAGGGGAGCTCGCGCCCGACCTTGGCGCCCTCGAGCTGTGGTTCCCAGCGGCCCGGAGTATCGGGCACGCCCTGCAGACCGCCGATGAAGATGACGGTGCGGGCGGGCGCGTGTTGGAGGTGCCGCAGCGCGCGGGCCATCTCCTTCGCCAGCAAGCCGTAGCTCGAGCGCAAATCGAGCCGGCCGGTGCGCTCCGAAAGGCTCGCCGGCTGGTTCTGTGCCCAGATGAGGCATAGCCGCGACATTTCTGAAACGGAATCAACAAACAGCGTATTGACGCCGCTTAGATCGATATCGCGATAAACCGAGGTGACGTGCGCGTAGTGCGCGGCAGAGAAGGGCTCTGCTGCGCTCGCCGCCGGATCGACACCGCCGACCAGGCAGATCAGATCCATCGCGTCGCCGTAGTCGCGGATCGAGACGCTACGGCCCGGCCAATCACGCACCGGCAGCATGCCGGCCTCGCAATCCAAAAACAGCACGCTGTCCGCATCTAGGGTTTTAACGAGAGAGGTCTTACCGATCCCGTAAGGTCCGAATATCGCGATCGAAACCTTGCGCTCGGTTTCGGCGAGGCGCTCGGTCGCCCTGATGACCCGAAGCATTGTCTTAGAAGCGCTTTCCGGTTCCGGCGGGATCCCGCCGCGCCTCGAGCGAATGATCCTCCCGGCTCGCATTGAAGGCGAGCTTGTCGAGGATGGTACCGCCGATGTCGTAACCGCGACGGGCGGACAAGCCGAGGCAGCGAACGATCAAATCGGCCAGTTCGGCTTCGACCCCGCGGCGATGCGGTAGCTTGTCGTCAAACCGGTCATTGTGCCGGTAGTGCTCGTGAGCCTCGACGGCCTCGCCCACGATCAACATCAGATCGCGATCGATATTCTCGGGTAGCGGATTCCCGCTCTCGTCGACATACCAGCGCTGCGATGCAGTGGCGCATCGATGAGCGAGAGCATTGATTTGGAGCGCTACGGTTGGATCCGACTGCCGCAATTCAATTTGATATTCGCGCCAGCCGGCTAAAGCGTCGGGGCCGAGCTCGTTAACGACGCTGGTCTCGAAGTCTCGTTCGTCGCGTGAAGTCAAAGCGATGAATTTTACTTCCTCGATTTCAGAAGTACTCAGTGTCATTAGGTGGGACTCCGAAGAAAAAGGCTCCCGTCGTGAGACGGGAGCCTGGTGGATACCTAAAGCTAACTAACCGACGAGCCGTAGGATCTCGTCGAGCTGCGCAGGGCTAGCCTGGCGCAGCCGGTGGACCAATTCATGCTCGCGGTGATCGTTGAGCTGGACCACCTGAGCGCTGTTACCGTTCGCCATGATCGCCCGCAGGCGGTCACGCGCGATGATGTCGTTAACTGCTTCGGTCAACGTGATCACGTGCTTGTGCACACGCGCCGACATGGTCGGGTCGCCCTCTTTATTGACCCGCGACAGCTGGTAGACCGCGTGCGCGGTCATGCCACTCGCCTCAGCCGCCGCCTTGTAGGCTGCGAGCCGTTGACCGTGCGGAATGCACCAGATGTTGCTTGTCGGCTTTTGAGTGATTAACTTTGCCATGCATTCTCCATGCGTTGGCGGTGAACCGTGCTTTCGCCGGCACGGCATTCGGCATCGGAAAGGCGGTCGTAGCGGACCGCTTTTCCCGATCTCGAAAATTCCGATTAGCTGGATTCGTTGAGGTTGATCACCAGCGCTTCGCGTCTGGCGCGATATATCTCGAGCAACCGCTCGGTCGACGCGGGCCGCTTTCCTATGCGGAAGATCGGGAGTCGAACCTCGGGGTCGGGATGAGTACCGAGGTGCTTGGTCCGCCTGACGGTCCGGGGATCGTTACTGCCGAACGCTACGACCGCAATAGCGGCCCAGCCGATCGGCATGCCGGCAAAGGCCGGTTTGTCCATTTCTGTCTTCCTCCGTTTTCAAATCGAAGGAAGGGCGTTTTATTGGCTCCTTTGAGCGACCCCTAGAGCGCCCGTAGAGGCTCTACGAGCGTCGAATCCAAACAGTGGTACGCCGCCGCGCCTCTCGAATGAGCAGCTTCGCGCGCGCTAGCGTTACATCCAAGCCCGCCAACGTCGTGCGCTCGTTACCTCTTATGTCGACGTTATGAACCGGCAGATCTGGATTGCCGTCCCGGACCGCGGCCATCTCCGCCTCCTTCCGCGCGAGTTGCTGGAAGGCGTTGGCGTTGTGGCCGCCGCTGTTCTCGCACAGCTTCCAAAACAGCGCATGTTTCTGCTTCGGAGTAAGGTCGTCTCCGGCGAAATCGGCCTCATGGTCAACGATCTGCTGTGCGATTCGCCGGAGCTGCTCCGGCATCGCTGGGTCAGCAGCGATCAGACGCCACATGGCCGGCGCGAGACCGGTATGCTCGTAGAGCCGCTTCGGCTCGGGTTCATCGCCGAACCCGCCCTCGCCGACAAACCCATGCTGGATGAAATGCTCGGCCACCTTGGCCAC